ATGGAAATATATTCTTGATATATTATAACAATGAATAACGATCCCAGATTAACCGATACACAAAAAGCTTTATTTGCATTACCAACCCTAACTGTTATATTTCTCGTATTACTTATACTCCTAAACAAAAAAATTAGAAGAAGTCCAGGCGTTTACATATCACTCGCATTAGCGTCCATTCATTTATATCACCATTACACCCTCGTTAGATTACAAAATAAACTATAATTGTATATAATAAAGTATGTTTATGATCGAAGAACCTTATGGTATATCAGAGTTTCAGGCATGGTTAATATCACTTGCATTAGGAATTGTATTGGTAAAAAGAAAACTTCGCGGCGAAAAATATATTAAGTAATAATAAATGCACGTTCGTTTACGAAAAAGTCCGCGTTTTGATAAAAAGTATAGAGTTACATTTGAAAATGGGAAAGTCGTTGACTTTGGTGCAAAAGGATACTCGGACTATACGAAACACAAAAATCCGTTTCGTATGCGTTCATACGTAACTCGACACGGTGGTTACGTTCCTTATATGGTACAAAAACAGACAGATCCTAAACTCGTTCATTTAAATATGCTCGATGTTACTAAAAGCGATAAAGAAAACTGGGGTAAATCAGGTTTTTATACCGCGGGGTTTTGGTCTCGTTGGCTCTTATGGAGTCATCCCGAATTAGAAAGTGCTAAAAAAATAATAACAAAAAAATACGGTTTAGTTTTCAAATAAATACGTGATTTTTAAGATTGAAATATATAATCAATCATCAAAATCACTCTTCTTCAGGTTCTTCTTTCTTAGCAAATCGTTTTTTCGTATCCATGGTTATTAAATAAGAACAAAAGCACCACGAAACACACGAGAGTAATATTCCCATCAAAATGGGTGGTGGTTTAAAAGGGAAACTAAAAAGTTTCATTGATACTATGAAACAGCATACACAACTGAAAATTCTTTGTATTAATGTAGTATTATCGTACGTTTCAGCCATTTATAATGTACTTAGAAAAAATTATCGGTTCTATATAATTTAGCCTGGAAAGAACCATTTTGACCGAGAACAGATACGGACTCATTACCGTATAATTCTTGACATCCAATATCATCCATACAATCTCTATCATCTATAGTTATAGGAAGTGAATATAACTGATTACCTGGAGATGTGGTATAATAATTGTACCTATCGCGTCGACCTCTTACTTCTTTTCCATATATCGGTAAAGTTTCTTCATCATTATCACCGACAAGAACACCCATTTGTTGAATATGTCCGGGTTTATATTCTTTAATTGGTGGACTTCTATATTCTTTTTCCATTGGTATCTCTACTGGAACTTGAACTGGAACACGAACTGGGACTTTTTCTTTTTTTACAATTGGATTACGTACTTGATAAATTATAATAACCGCAAGTATAACTAACGCAAAACCTAACAATTTTTGTTTAGTCTTAATCTTCATTTTTATATACAAATATTATTTCTTAACAAGCAGGGTTTTAAGTGGTGTGAGATCTATTCTTTCTAATCTATATTGAACTATCAACCAAAGAAAAAACAAACCACTTTTTATCATATTGTTTTGTGCTGTATCATCCATAACATATATTGGACCTATAACTTTTCCAAAAAATGTTTTATCTTTATCTTCACCGGTTATAGCCATTTCAAGTTGCGTCAAGGCACATGTATCATCGTTAACTGACCAATGAAAAAATATAAATGGTACCAGAAGTGAGTAAAATTCCAGGTTTTGTTTATTTTTTGTAAATGGTATTACAAGCATTGTAACGAAAAAAACCAAGTGGATAAAAAATATAATGTTCATATCTATTAGTATGAACGAAGAAAAGAAACTGCCTAAGATATGGCACTCTCAACAGGAGAAAATTCTTAAATCATGGGGCGAAGCTGCTGCGTGTTATAGATATATGCATTACCAAGCATATTGTTCATACAAAAATCAAAGTATGAAATTTACGATACCACTTATCATAGTAAGTACTATTACAGGTACGGCAAACTTTGCACAAGAAACATTTCCACCAACAGTACAACCATTCGTTCCATCTGCAATCGGTGGTCTGAATCTTCTTACTGCGATAGCAACGACCATCATGCAATTTTTAAAAATAAATGAACTCATGGAAGGTCACCGCGTCGCTTCTGTACAATACGGTAAAGTTTCAAGAACAATTCGACTCGAATTAACATTACCCTTAACAGAAAGAACACAAAATGGTACAAATATGATTGAAAATATGCGTGCTGAATACGATAGATTAATAGAACAGTCACCGAACGTCCCTAAATATATTATAGATGCGTTTGAAAAAGAGTTCCCAGATGATAATGCATTCTTCAAACCAGAGATTATGCATATCCAACCCATAACACCTTTCAAGGCTATAGCAGAAAATACTATTATAACTAAACTGAAAGATGCAGTTACTGGAACAGCAAAGCGCGAATTAAAAAACGAACTCGAAACTATTAGAGGTAATGCTAAAGCAGTTAAAAAAACTATAAAAGCAGATATCGAGGGAAAACAACAACGTATGAATGAAATTTCAGATTTAAAAGGTAAAGGTCTCGTAAGTATGAAAGGTGATTTAATGAACGAATTACGCCGTAGAACAGAATTAATGGAAGTTGTTACCGAAACACCGCCTTTGGAAGAAGAGGAAGAGGCTAAAGAATTAGAAACGGAATCAGATAAACGTAAATCGATATTAGAAAAAATTATCACAGAATCACCGAAAGACGATTCGAAAGATAAGCAACCATAACAAAAAGTGCTAAGTTAAAGAATCCAATACACATAACATAAGGAAGTAGTTTCCTTTTCATAGGATCTATAACACGTTTTTGAAGTGCGTCATTATTCAAAACTAAATCTAGTGCTTGATTAGTAAGGTCGTCATCGTCATCTGACATATGGATTCCTTTGTTACTATAAAAAAACAAAAAAAGAAACAAGAAATATCATTACGCGATAATGAAATTAACAATGTAAAACGGTGTTTAGACGAGGGTAAAAATATTTTTTTATGTGGACCGGCGGGGTGCGGTAAAACATTTATCCTGAAAAATGTTTTGGAAGAAACGAATAGTATAGAAATATGGGATGAACCGATGCGTAAAAAGGATATATTTTTGAGTACAATAAAAAAATCAAATATGCATGCATATATAGAAGATTACGATTCAGACTTACATGCATATAAAAATATTGTGGAATCAGTTTCAGAAGGTAATAATGTTACAGGTAAACAATTAATAGTCACATCAAAAAGTGTTTATTTCATGGAAAATTTCACAACTCTGATCATACAGAGATTAAAACCAGATAAAATAATGAATCTTAGACCAAAACATATTAATAGTTCATTAGCTGCGCATAAATGTAAAGGTAATATTCACAATTTCTTACACTATTTAGATTTCCCATCTGATGATAAGGATATTTTCAAAACACCAAAAGAAATTGTTACTGATATTTTATGTAATTCGAGTGACATAGATATATCAAACTGTATTCACGAACACGGTCATATTTGGTCGATCATACAGGAAAATTACCCAGATGCAATATCAGAGGGGTATGACAAAATAACATGCGCTTTATCGCGAGCAGATGATTTTGATACGGAAATATACAACGGAGATTGGGATATAATGCCTTATTTCATATTACACGCTATAAAAATACCAAAATGTTATTTCGAAAAAAAAATTGACCCTGAAAATGTACGCCCCGGGAGATTCTGGACTAAATATGGAAACGAAAAAATGCGACAACAAAAGATCAAAAGTATACAAGTTAGGTCCCCTATAAAAATGGGTCAAGGTGAATTTATGCTTTTAAGAGAATATGCAAAGAAAGGGGATGTTTCACATTTTAAAAAATACAATTTAACACCCCAAGATTTTGATGTAATGAATCATTTAGCTATACATAATAAACTTAAACAACGTGAAGTCACAAAAATAAAAAAGTTGATTAAAGAAGAAATAACAAATTAAATCATATTAAATGACTACAACCACTAACACGGATGACGAAGAAGACTTTAAAATCACTCGCGTTATTGGTAATGAAATATTATATTACGGAGAAATCACTGACGAAGATATTCTCGAATTTGTAGAAGAGTTTAAGAAACTCGAAATCAAACTTCTTAAACAAAAGGCGGAACTTATAGGATACGAACCTGTTATACGTATACACATATGTAGCGGTGGAGGCGATTTGTTCGCGGGTCTGAGTGCAATGAACATACTCGAAAAGTCTCGTGTTAAAGTTATCACGATCGCACAGGGTGAGTGTGGTTCAGCAGCAACATTCCTCCTTTTGGGAGGACATGAACGTCGTATCGGTAAGAACGCACACGTTCTCATACACCAAATATCAACGACCGGGTTTTGGGGAAAATACGAGGAAGTTAAGGATGAAATGAAAATGTGTGATAAACTCATGGATATGGTTAAGAAAACGTACCTGGAAAAGACGTCTATTCCAGATAAACAACTTAAGAAACTCATGAAACGTGACATATACTTAAACCCCGAAGAGTGTGTCAAATACGACGTCGTTCGCGGTCTTGACTAATATCGACGTGGCGTTTATACAAACCAATAACGGTCGCAATTATTAAAAACAAACAAAGTGTATTCATATTTAAAGGTATAACTGTGTTTTCTGGAGGTTTGAGTCGTTCCATTCGGCTATAGTCGACGACGGGTATTTTATCCGCCATTCTCTACTATACCTGAATAAAAAGTTCAAACATAAAAAACACACTTAGAAATTTTTTACTAGTATAATTTAAATGAAAAGAGTTGCTATTGATATCGACGAAGTTCTCGTCTCGTTCGTTAAACCTATGGCTAAGTTCCGTGGTTACAAAATGCCTACATCAAAAAAGTACCAGTATGTTTATAAAGATATGTTCAACATAACAGAACTCGAATCGCGAAACATGGTCCACGACTTTTACGAATCAGAAGAGTTCGCAAAACTTAAACCGATAAAGGGAACGTGTAAACAAATGGGACATTTACGTGACTACGCCGATAAAATGTATATCGTTACAGGTCGCCAAAGTTACGCGCGCGATCAAACTGAAAAGTGGTTAAGGTACTGGTTCCCCAATACGTTCGACGATCTTATCATGACCAATAGTTATACGGATCACGAAATCGAAAAACACGAAATATGTCGTAGTCTCGCACTCGATTCAATCATAGACGATAGTTTCGACGTGTGTACGAAATGTAACCGCATGAACATCGATGCGTATAACATTGTAGGGTACGGTGATATTATATACCCGTGGTCCGTACATTCAAATATGGCACGGACGTGGGATTAAGATTCCTGTGAATACAGTTCCCATCCAGATAAAGCAACAAAATTATAATCGTTGTTCGTTGTTGAGTTATTATACCTACCGGACGTAATTCGTAAACGGTATCGCGTATATGCAGTCGTATTAGAAACCGTGTATTCTTTCATGTTAGCTACATTAACCGTGTATGGCCATGAATCTTCTTGTTGTACCGAACCAACATCCGTCCATGAACTACCATCGTTAGATCCTTGTAATTTCCATATTCTAGGAAAATATCTATTATCATCACTAGATCTCCCTCGGTCCCATATCTTATATTTAAAAACAGTTACAGCAGTTGGGTATTTTATAGCAATCCATTGTGGAGTACTCGCCATATTACCACTCGAGTTTGCAGAGTGCCAACAATTATTTTCATTGTGGAGTTTATCGAACGCTTCAAGCACTGTATGACTACTGCCGTTATTTGTTGACTCCGTTATCTCCCACCCACTACTCGTATCCCATCCATACGTCGATTTATAATCAGATGCAAGTGCAGTTGTACTTGAAAACTTAGGGGATATAAGTACGGGTATAAAAAACCGTTGCGCAAGGTTCCAGAACTTAAAGTCCTTAATCCGACCCGAATAGTATTCACCAATCGTAAGCAACTTTGCACCCGACGTTACTGTCGGTGTTGTTTGTGAAACCAATCTTCCATCCATGTACACGTTACTCGTCGTCCCATCGAAGTTCGTGGCGATCGTATGTTCGCCCGATACCGTCGCATTTGCCGCGAATGTAAAATCTCCAAACGTTACCAAGTCCCCGATCGTTCCCGACGCCGCATTATTTGCCGTCATTTCCATCGAGAACTTATCTGCATTTATCGTTTTCTTAACGCGTTTCTTTCTCGATGCCGTTCGATCGAACTCAACACCGAGTGCATCGTGGGTCGATATGTTATACCTCCAAATGTTTTTTGGGAAGGATGTCATGGCTGTCGTAAAGTTCATGTCCAAGGTTGGTGTTGCCGCCTCGGTCGTCGCATCGAGTGTAAGACTTGGCGTATCTAAGGTAGTTCCAGACCCCGCAGGTGCGATCGCCGTCGAACCCGCAATACCCTTCGTACCCGACATCGCCGTAAACTTAATCACAACTATACCCGAACCACCACGACCACCTCTCATTGTTGTAGGACTA